TGATGAAAGAACTTATTGATATAGACTCCAATGCTATAGACGGATTATTTCCTGATCTACCCTTTAAAAATAGAGACGAGTGGGCAGATGCTTTAGTTAAAAAGGATTTATATGAACTAGCGTATAGAAAGTTTGTATTAAAAGATCCTGATGCGTCCTCCTATTATGCGGTGTCCCCATCTCAATACGTTATTGACAGATATAGATTTCAAGGAAATGCTGCAACACCTGCAGCTGAAAGAGCGGCTGATAAACAACGACGCTTTGATATTTTTAAAAGAAACGGTGAATTTAGAGAGTCACGTTACAAAGGTATTGGTATGGATGAGTTTTATGGTGGGCCTAACGCTGTTGATGAAAAAGGTAAACATTATACCTCTACGCTAGAAAAGATTTTGAAGAAACAAGCACAAAGTAATAATTCAGAAATAATTACCATGCCTGTACAAGTAAAAAGTGGAAGAGGAGCTACTCAATATCGTGTTACTGATCAGAATGGTAACATGGTAGCAACACTAACCAATGAAGATCAAGCAAGACAACTGCTTGTATCAAATCCAAATTATAGAATTCAACCTATCTCCATACCTAACAAAAAAGACATGGAGCCAGTTTTTGCTATTAAAATTACCCCTGAGATGTTAGAACCATATAAAACACACAAAGCACAAGGTGGACTTGTTGAGCATATTGATATATTTGAGGTAGCATAATGGCCGTAGACAGAAGAATTACAGGGGAACCAACAGAAATTGAAACAGAATCTATTACGATAGAAACACCTGAAGATGAATTAAACGTAGAAAACATTGAAATGACAGAAGATGGAGGAGCCTTAGTTAATCCTCTACAAGAACCTTTGGACACAAGCTTTGATGCAAACTTAGCAGAATTTATAGATGAAGGTGATCTACAAGATATTTCTTCTGATTTAATTGGAGATTATAAAGAGGATAGTAGCTCAAGAGAAGAATGGTATGACGCTTATTCAAAAGGATTAAAACTTCTTGGATTTAAATATGAAGATAGATCACAACCTTTTCAAGGAGCAAGTGGTGTTACACATCCTTTGTTATCAGAAACCGTTACACAATTTCAAGCGCAAGCATACAAAGAATTACTACCAGCTAATGGACCTATAAGAACACAAATTATTGGTAAATCAGATACACAAAAAGAAGATCAAGCACAGCGCGTGCAGGACTTTATGAATTATCAAATTATGCATGTTATGGAAGACTTTGATCCTGATTTAGATCAAATGCTTTTTTATTTACCTTTATCAGGTTCTAGTTTTAAAAAAATTTACTACGATTCAACAATGGGAAGAGCTGTATCAAAGTTTATTCCTAGTGAAGAATTAATTGTACCTTACACCGCAACTGATTTAGCAACAGCAGAACGTGTAACACATGTTTTAAAAAGAACAAAAAATGATATTCGTAAATTACAAGTACAGGGATTTTATCGTGATGTAGATTTAGAAGAATACGATGATCCTGATACAAATAATATTCAAGCTGAGATCAATAAAATGGATGGTGTAAAAGAAACAGGCACTGGATATAAAAATGATCAATACACTTTATTAGAAATACATTGTGATTTAGACGTACCTGGATTTGAAGATCCCGATGAAATAAAACTTCCATACATTGTTACTATTGATGAAGGCTCTGGAAACATATTATCTATTTATAGAAACTATGATGAAAAGGATTCATTAAAGAAAAAGAAACAATATTTTGTTCACTACAAGTTTTTACCTGGCCTCGGTTTTTATGGTTACGGTCTTATTCACATGCTTGGTGGTTTATCAAGAACAGCTACTGCTGCACTTAGACAGTTACTAGATGCAGGTACTTTAGCAAACTTACCAGCAGGATTTAAAGCTAGAGGGCTTCGTATCAAAGATGATGATTCACCAATACAACCAGGTGAGTTTAGAGATGTCGATGCACCTAGTGGAGACTTACGAGCAGGACTCATGCCTTTACCTTACAAAGGCGCAGATCAAACATTATTTCAATTATTGGGTTTTGTTGTAGCAGCGGGACAACGTTTTGCTTCTATTGCTGATCAAAAAATTGGTGACAGTGTAGCAGCAAATGCACCTGTAGGAACAACAATGGCTTTGATTGAAAGAGGATCTAGAGTCATGAGTGCAATACATAAAAGATTACACTACGCACAAAAAACAGAATTTAATTTATTAGCAAAAGTATTTAAAGAGTTCTTACCACCTCAATATCCATACGAAGTAGGTAGTAATGCTGTACCTAGTGTTAAAACATCTGATTTTGATGATCGCATTGATATCATGCCTGTGTCTGATCCAAATATATTTTCCATGTCTCAACGTGTTACGTTGGCACAAACACAGTTACAAATGGCACAATCAGATCCAAAGTCACATAATATATATGAAGCATATAAAAGAATGTATCAATCACTTGGTGTTAAAGATATTGATGCTATTTTACCACCACCAAAAACACCAGCTCCAAAAGACCCTGGTTTAGAAAATTCTGATGCTTTACTTGGACAAAAATTAGTTCCGTTTAGAAATCAAGATCATCAAGCGCATATTGATGCGCATAGAACTTTTATGTCGTCCATGTTAGTTCGTAATAATCCTCAAGCAACTGTATTATTACAAGCACATACTATGGAACATGTTTCATTATTAGCAAGAGAACAAGTTGAAGCTGAAAATCAACCTTTAATTGAACAAGAAGCAGCAAAATTTGGCGGGCAGCTTCCACCAGATCTTCAAGCACAGTTTCAAGAAGAGATTGAACGTCAAGTTGCTACTAAAGTTACTGAATATATTGAAGAAATGTTTGTTGAAGAGCAACAAGCTATGGAAGGTCAAGGTCAAGACCCTCTTGTTGGATTAAAACAACAAGAATTACAGTTAAAAGCACAAGATATTCAACGAAAAGCACAAAATGATCAACAAAAACTTGATTTAGAGGGTGCAAAACTTGATCAAGGTGCAAAAATTGCTCAAGATAAGATAGATTCTAACGAAGATATTGCACAATTGCGTGCAAATGTTAATCTAGATAAACAGCAAATGAAAAATGATAACAGCAACAACTAAATTACAGGAATATCTTAACGAATTAATGAATTTCTCCGACACAGCAGTTACAAGTCAAGAAGAACAGATACTTTTAGCGGGTGCAATGATGGGTGTAGCAAAAATGCTGTACCATAACAATCTTACTGAACAAGAGTACGATAAAATTATGGATCATAATGGAAGAGACTTGCTAAATCTTTTAAAACCAACTATACATTAAGTATTATGCCTGAAAAAACTAAGAAACAACTAGAAGCAAATAAACTTTCACGAGACGCAGCAAAAGAGCTGAAGAAAATGAAAAAAAAACAAGGTTTGTCAATCACACTAAAAGTTGGTGATCTACTTAAAAAGAAACCACCTGTTCCTCAATCAGAATCAGCTCCTCCTAAAAAGAAAAAAAAGAAACCATTAGGACTTAAAGGTGGAAAAGGAACACCAGAACGTACAGAAAAACCTGGAGTTCCACACGGAGTAGACAAAAAAACTCAAGAGGGTGAACAAATATTAAATATTGCAAAAGGTGGTTCGGTGTCCAAGTTTCCTGATCTATCAGGTGATGGTAAAGTTACACAAAAAGATATTCTTATGGGCAGAGGAGTTGTTAAAGCTGCCAAAGGTGGTCTAGCAGGTAGACTAGCTAAACGTGGATATGGAAAGGCAAAAAAATGAAAAAGAAAAGCGTAAAAATGAAAGAAGTTCCTCAAAAAAATTCTTTCCCAAACTTAAAAATTTCATCTGACGCTGCTATTGTTTATTCTCCTTTTGTTGTGAAAAAAAACAAAGGTTCTGGGCCAAAAGGACAGACAAGTAACGCACAGATTAAAAAAGTAGCTTTTAAAGGCGTAAAATAGTATAATTCTCACTTTAACAAAGGAGGTTCTATGAACTTACTAAAAGATCTATGGTCACATTTGAAAGAATGGTCGGACTGGAAGATGAAGGATTGGATAAAAGCGGCTATTGTAGCTTTGATCGTAATTCTAATTATAGGAGCTATTTAAATGGCATTTGGATTGTTATCTGGTTTACTAGGCGGTAAAGACGGAGCTTTAAAACAAGTCGCTTCCGTTATAGATTCAATTCATACATCAGAAGAAGAGAAATTAGATAAAAAAATTATCATGCAACGCATTCAACAAAAGCTTGCAGAAAAGCAATTAGATGTTAATGCAAAGGAAGCCAGCCATCGCAGCGTATTCGTTGCTGGCTGGCGACCAGCTATAGGATGGTGCGGAGCCCTAGCTTTATTTTTCGCGTTCATCTTATCTCCCTGTATTGA